TTTCTTTTTAATTTCTTTCCCATCCACATCTGCCTTGTCTTTCATAAATGAAAGCATCATAAAACATTCGTGCATACTTAATTTAGTGATATCTTGAAATCGTCTAAGGTCGCCCTGAGCGAGTGCAAAAATTGTTCCGTACCAACTCCATTTTTTTGTGAACTGAGATGCTGCGTCAAGAGTTCCGTTTCCTGACTGTCCAAATAATTCGTCATAACTTTCGATAATTCTAGCCCTAAATTCCACAAAAAAAAAATCGAACTCATAACAGCATCCATCGGCATATCTAAAGCATCAGCAAAATTATCTACATTATATTCATCAATAGAATATCTTTCTTTTACACTTACTAAAATCGGTCTATAAAGCACATTCATTGCTTTTTCCATATTATTCCAATCACCTATAAAAGTGTCAAGGTCAATGTATTCACCTAAAGTTAATGAATCTAATTCAGGATGAAAACCGTATTCAGTTTTGCCTATTTTAAATTTTTTAACCAATGCAGGTTTTTCGTTAAACATATCACTTATTGTTTTTACAATATCTTCTGCATCCTTTAACTCTAAAAGCATAACTTTTTCAAGACTGATTTTGCAAAATATATGTATCAGTTTAGCATTTAGAAATCTGTCGTCTTTGTTTTCCTTTTCAGCATCTAAGAATTTTTTGTAATCCCTTAAGGTTATATCTTTTAGTGATGTTGGAATTGTTAATTTAATCATATCTATATAACGTATTTAATTTTGTTTTTTATAAAAGTAAATATACAAAAAAAAAGGATAGCCATTTCTGACCATCCTTTAAGAGTAAGCAACCCAATTTTATACTTACACTATATTGTTATATTTATACCCCTTTACCTCATATCAGCCTCATAGCAGACACTTGAGCAAAAATCCTTATCCACATCTATCTCTGCGCCACAAGTTCCACATTCGCCACCTAATCTATCTATTGGGTTTAAGTCGTCATACCATTCCATAATATATATATTTTAAAAGGGGCTTTTAAACCCCATTAATAATTGTTTAGTAATAAGTTGGTTCATAATTTGTATTGTGAGCATCTATTATTGATTGCTTCATCACCTTATTGGTATCTAAAAACGTTTCTTCAATATCATTACCCCAATGGTCTTTTATAAATTTGTAACCGATTAATTTCATTTCTGATATTTTAGTTCCAACAAATTGTCCAACCTGAAAATTAAAATCTTTTGGTGAAAGCGTTTGGGTAACATAAATAGTTCTTTTATTTTGGTAAGACTTAACAGACCATAAGTAAAATTTAATAGGATTTTTAAGAGTGTAGTTTTTATCTGACATAATTTCTGTTTTTATTTTGATGCATTATTGCAACACTACAAATATATATTAAATAAAGTTATCCACAAAGCATTTAATAAAAAAGTTTTAAAATGGGTCTTTGTCCTGATTCATTTTTGCACCTAGCCACATAAAAGCCCTAGCTAATGTGTACCATAAAACTACCTTAATAACTACTAGCATAATTTATTTTTATACTTATTCATATAATTTTTATTTAAAAAGAATATATATATGTAAACCTAATAGTTTACTTTTTTTGGTTTCTGTAAACCTAATAGGTTACATTCTTCAAATTCAGCCCATTCTAAACATTCGCCACATAGTTCATCACTAAGGTAACTAGGTTCAGCACCACAACAATTGCTTTCCATTATCTTTCAATTTCTATATTTGGTCTTTTGTCTTTAGCAATTCCCGTTGAGCTATCTGTTAAAAAATCTTCTGTTTTTATGTAATCCATTGGTCTGCTATCTATGTGAGCATCGTAAACCCAATCCACAATGTAAGAAATAGCACCATCTACGTTTCCATAACTACATAGCAAAGCGTGGCAAATCATTTCCTGAATGTTCTTTACATCTACGTCCATATTGTCTTTTAGGTAGAAGTAAGCGTTCTGTAATTGAGCATTTGTAAATTCGTTCTGAATGTGTGTAAAAATATTTATCATTTTGTTTGTTTTTAAAAAGTGATGTAGCCATACCTTATAACCTGCGACAGTATTAAAAGTCAGCTACACCTACTTAAATTATTATTTATTGTAAAAGTGTAAAATGAGAAAAATATCCTAAACGCCTTCTTTCGTCAAACCAATAGTTAATGTTGTTTTCCATTTTAGGATTAAATTTAGCAGGTTTCCAAATGATATGCTCTGTCCACAAATTAATGATACAAAAATCATTTTCAAAAATCTCATTTGGGTTGTTCAAAATATCTAAATACTGATTCATAATTAAAGGGTTTAATTTGATTGCTTAATTGCAACACTTCAAAGATAACATATATTTAGTTATCCACAAAGCATTTAATAACTATTCTTGTAAATAATCTTCTAATAAATCTATTGCATATTCATCTGTCATAGTTTCTTCATTATTATTCAACCGTTCACACGATGTTGCTATTATAAAAAGTCCCCTTTCTTTACAGTCAAGTAAACCACCAATTTTTGCCTGAATCACATAATTGTTTATAATGTTATTTTTTATATGCATTAATTCATACGTTAAACGAATCCCGTTACTGTCTTTTAATGCTACTTTTATATCTTCGTTTGAATTATATCTGAATCCCATAATGTTCTATTTTAATTTTAAAGTTAATTTATCAATTTGTGACTGCATCATTTCAGCCCTTGTCGTGTTTCCTAAAGAGGTTTGCATCTCTTGCATAAATTTTAAACCCTCTATTCTCTGAATTTTTTTTTGGTCTCTCTGTGCTTCTGTCATAATATTTATTTTTTAATGATTTCTTCAATTGTTTCGTCTAAATCTCTAACCATTGTGTAGTCAATTCCACCTTCATTTTTGTTGTACAATTCAATTAAATTAGTTCTTAAATTTGAAAGTTTGATTAATTGTTCTTTTGAAATTTTCATAATATTGTTTTTAATTATACACCAAAGATATATGATTAAAAGTTATCCACAAAGCATTTCATAACTTATTTTAAAAAAGTTTTTAATTTAGGGTATATTTTCCAAAGTTTGGTCTTGACAAAATAGAATAAGTAGCGTATCTCGTTGGGTCAATAATATGATTATTCTTATCTTCAGGTACATTTGTTAGTGTACCGCTTTTGTCTTCCTTCCATTTATAGTTTCTAAACTCTGAAATAGCATTTGTAGAATCTTTAAGTATGTGTATCTTGTATCTCTTTAATAAATCTATTCCTGCATTAATTGAATTTTTACCTTTTACACTTGAGAAAACATTATGTCCCATACGCCTTAATTCTTCGATTAAGCGAGGTTCTGCACTATCCGCATATATTGGGTTACTTTCAAGTTCTTCGTCTCTTAGAAAGACGTTTATATCTTGAGTTGTCATTTGAGTTCTGTAAAGATGCTCCTTCACATAAAGGTTATAATCCCAAGTATAAACTGAAACCAAAGTGGTCGGGTCATTCGTGTAACCGAAATCCATTCCGTATGCCACTAAATTTGCTTCAATAGGGATTTGGTTCACCTCTGTATAATTGAAGATTGTAGACCTACTTGAAGCCCTTTCACCTAGTCCATAGATTTGCCAATACTGTTCGTCTGTATCTTTTAGTCTTTCGATTTCATCAATGATAGTTTGCTCAATGAAAGGATTGTCTAAATAAGTTGTTTTATGGAAAACGCAATCTGCTCTTGTGATTAGTTTATCGTATATCCAATGGTATTCGTCTGATGGATTAAAGTCTAATATTACTCTGTCTTGAGTTCTAAAGAGTAATTGTTGCATATCTTCGTAATACAATTCGTTGCCCTCATTCACAAATAGTAAATCCCTTTTCCGTCCCCTGACCTTTTGAGGTTGGTCAAGTGAAATAAATTCAATCAGGTTTCCAAATAGATAATATTCAGAATTAGACTTGTTATGATTACTTTCTTTGTACATATTCTGTCCTTGTAATATGCTGATAAAATCTCTCATAACAGTTGCCCTAAGTGATGGAAATGACTTTCTACAAATCGTTACAATCTTATTTTCATTACGTGTACAATACTCGAATATAATCCACAACAAAATATTGTAAGTTTTGCCTGACCTTGTTCCGCCTTGCTCAACTACAATTTTTTTATCTGTTCTTAATAAATGGTCGTAAACTATATTAGTCCTTATCTTTAGTTGCTCCAATTATTTCAATTTGAAAATTAGTCGGCATACCATCTGCACCTGTGATTTCTTGCCTTTCAATGTAACCTCTATTTTTACCTTTAGTCTTTAAATAGAATATGGTAGCACTTGTGTTATCCGCACCAATCTGTTTATGCAATTGTGACTCTGCAAAATCTAAAGCAATGTTTTCAATATCCTTAACTTCAATAGCGAATGCCTCATCTTCTTTTAGCCATTTATAATACGTACTTCTAGGTATGTTTGCTTTCTTACAAGCTACCGTCACAATACCCAAACTCTGCTCTAATGATTTTAATAATGATTCCTTTTTTATGTGTCTACTTTCGTCCATTGCTTATATAAGATTTATTAGCATTATCATATGCTTTTATTCTACTTTTTTCGTTTTTATTAAATGTATAACAGTAACCGTCAATTCCTTTTTTGTAAGCATCTTTTCCATTTATTGAAGTTAATATTATTTTAGATTTCATTTTAGATTCCTTTTATTGGTACTTTTAATATTGGGTTAAAATCGTATTTTCTTTTCCTGCTATTTTTCTTTTGACTATTATCTTGTTTTATTATTTTAGAACCCCATTTTTTTTGCAACAAAATATTCATTTCTTTTTCCTTATCTACATTTCTGTAATCAGCACATCCGCCAACTATTGTTGCTTGTTCACAAACATAATGGTACATATTTAATCTAAGATTTTTTCTGTATTTACTCAATACTTGCAACGTCATATCGTAATCTTCTTTTAAAGGTATTTCTTCATCGTATCGTAAATCATTATCTGCGTGTGCTTGAAATGGTCCACCTATGTAAGATACAGTTCCAAATGGAGTGTACTCTCTATATGAGCCCTTATCCATTAAACAATTTAGCCCCCAATATTTAACATCCAAATCTTCAGCTAATTGGAAACCCTCTTGTATTAGGTTTAAAACCTCGTCTGCATCTAATTTGTTTTGTTTTTCCCCATTCCATCTGCCTATATATTTTATGTCGTCATCTATTGTGACTATATTTTTAGATTCAGAATTGTCCTTTATGTAGTTCCAAACTCTTGCTAAATTCCCTTGTACTTCATCAGGTATCACCCAAATTTTATCGTGAACTTTTTTGTATTCTTCTGCTTCGCTTTCCATAACCACATAGGTTATAAAAGGTAGATATTTATGAGTTTTACAAATACCTGCTCTTTTGTAACTTGGGCTATAAACTTGAATCATATCTTTGTAATTTTAAAATTC